TTTTCTCTAATACTAAGATCTATGGTGTCAAATATATCTTCATCAATAAGTTCCTCTGCTTCATCTAATACCCAACAACTTATGCCTTGTAATGACTTTAGACTTGCAGTCTGATTTCCTGCTGATGTCTTAATACCTCTAAATAGTATATCACTTTGGTTTTTAGTATTTACTACTTCAGACTTGTTTATACTAAAGACTTCATCAAATCCTAAAAGCCCTATCTTTTCTAAAAACTCAGGAATGATTGATAAGTGTGCTGAAGTCATTGTGAAACGGGTAAAGAGTATTCTAATACCCTTTGTCATTGTAAGCAAAGTCAAAAAGACTGTTGCTGCAAAAGACTTACCTGAACCTCTCCCGCCTGTAATTATAAAGTATCTAGCATCAGATTCAAATAAAGGATTGTATTTTTTATTCAGTATCAGTTTCAACAAATGTTATTACAGGCATATTAATTGCTTTATCACCTGAAGTTATATCTACTCTATTTGTTTCGTTCCAACCAAGTCGTGTTTTAGCAGCGTGTATTACAACTGAAGGTACTTTGTCTTTTACGCATTCATAATACTTTGACTTAATAAAGTCCTGCTGTATGTTTTCTATTTCTTCAACCTTAGCTGCAAAATCTTCATCTTCTTTTAACCACTTGTAGAAGTTTGTTCTTGATAAATCACAAGCCTTTAAAGCTGTTGTTATTACACCTAGTGAACTCTCTAAGGCTTTGAGCATTCTATCTTTGTTGATTTGTGTTCTATTTTGTTCCATTTTTTTTATATTAGAGCGAGTAGGTGGAATTGCACCCCTTCTTTGACTTGGAATAGCCAACGCATTACTCCTTATGCTTTACTCGCATTTTTAGGATAAGGTTTTTTTAATTCTAAACACCTATCTTTTAATTCTTTTGTTAGTGGATATATATATTTATATTTTCCTGATTTCTTTCTTTTTTTTATTTTACTTTGATTATTTTTTGATACACTACCTAATATTCTGCTATGCCTCCATTTTCCTTTATAATATACTTCTATGCCACTTGATTCTGTTTGCTCAACAAAAAGCCAATTTGTAGCTTGATAAATTATCCCTAAATGTTTTTGTCCTTTATCAGCATAGCTAATTAAAACCTTTACTAATGGTTTATTCTTTTTTAGTAGCTTAATAGATATTGCCATTGCTTTACTTGTACTTTCTTGCTTTCCATTTAGAGCCATTCTAGTTAATTCTAAAAACTGTCCTGATACTACTCCATAAGCCCTTCCTAGAGCAAAGTTTGCCCCTAAACCATAACAAATAACACCACACCATTCATTTTTATTATTAAATACTGAATAAGATATATTAGTAACAGGAACTGTCTTAGCATAGTGAAATTTAAGACAGGCATATTTTACTGCTTTATATGATGCTTTTTCTAATCTCACTTTTCTGAACTAACTGAGTAAAAGGCTTTTTCATATTTCCTTACTATGTTTGCTATCTCTTTCTCTGCATCTTCTAAATGTTCTTCATTTTTAAATGTTATTTTTATAACTGCATCTTTACTATTACTATCTGTTAATTCATTAAAGTCAGGTTCTTCTAAGTCATCTTCATTCTGCCATACATCTAAACCCCATTCAGCAAGTTGTACACTATCCCATTCATTAGCTAACATATCCCATTCCCATTCTCCAAATCCTACATTGTCTTTTACTATAAACTCTTTCTTTTGTTCTTCAGTAAGTCCTTCTGCTACTTCTATCCATACTTCTTTTAGCCCTGCGTCTTTACTAGCCTTTAATCTCATATTGCCACCAAGCACTACCATATCTTCATCAACTACAATAGGTCTTAGCTTTAGCATCTCAGGAAACTCATTTATAGACTTGACTAGCTTTTTAAACTTATCATTTTTAATTATTCTAGGATTGTTAGGGTTTCCCCTTACTAGGTTGATCTTAACTTGTTGTTTCATAGTATATAATAGAAATTATTATTAATTATTTTTATAGTATAGCTTTCTGCCTTTAATATACATCATGTTCTTAGGTGCTTGTAAAAGCTTTATACCTTTTAGATTGTATATGTTATTAGTTGATCTTAATGGTATTTCATTTATCCCAACAGTACCACCACCTATCAACACCCATTCTTGCCCATTATGTATTAATGAATCACAAGAATAACACGCTTCTATTGTTTGCCAGTTTAACATAATATAAGCCGAGTAACACACTTTAATTGTATCTGATTGTTGTATTAATGGAAAAGAAGCATATTGCCCAAAGCCACTAAAACAAAGTGAGGAGTTGCACACTTCCCAAGAAAAATCAACTGTGTCTGAATAACTACTTAATGAATCAGTAACTTCTCCTAAAACACTAAACACTAAATTAGGATTAGGATATACTGAGTAAGATACTGAGTCGCACCAATTAACTGGCATTTGTGTTTGCATATACAATATTAAATATAATAATTTCATTAGTCAAATTTTTCGTTAATACCTCTTTCTCCTACTAGCTTTTCTTTAGCACCTGCCCATAGTTTATCATGTCTTTTCTTTTTGCTTAAAGACTCTTCTGTTCTTTTAAGACTTGGCATTCCTTCTTCTGGTTCGCTTTCCATATATAAACCGCAATCACAAAGAGCTTGAATACAAACCCACTTACCATCTCTAAGACCAATAGTCTGCTTTCTTATTTCCTTCTCCTTTCCACATTTACATTTGTATAAACTCATTTTGCTAATCCTCCTGTTCTAGTTTCACTCTTTTGATATAGCTTATCTAATTCAAACTGTAAATGATTAATTGCTTTCTGTATATCTTGCTCGGCAGGGTTGCCTTCTTTCTTTCCTGCTCTTAATAGATATGTCACAGCCGTACCACAATTATAGCTCAAATCAAAATCAGCTACTACATTCTTTGCTGTATAGCCATATAACTTTCCTAAATAATAACTAGGCTCAGGAGTCTTTTTGTAATCTTCTTTCTTTGTCATTTTCTAAAATTTTTATTAATCCATCTTGGGTATTTAATGTTCTAGGTCTTTTAAACTTACGATATTCTTCAGGATTGAATATTAGCTTGACCTCTCTTACTAATTCATTGTCATCATATTTAACTATCCATCTGCTTTGATAGTGATACTTGGTTCTCTTTAAGTGTGATAAGTAACTCATTCGCTGTATTTTTTATATAGTTTTTTTATTGCATCAAAGCAAGTTGATATACATGATCCGCAATTGGTAGTGGGAGAATAATTAGTCATGTGTATTGTGTTGTAGGTTTCTATCATTAATTTTTTAGCTTGTACATTTTTTGCTCTTCCTGTCTTTAAGTCTTTCCACATATCTAATATTTCATCTATTATCTCTTGCGGCAAGTCATCAGGTGTTTGTACTTCAGTTGTTTTATCCCAATACTTCTGAGGGCAAGCCATTGGTGCTAGTCTTGCTTTTACTTTCATAAAACACAAACACCGCTTACAAGTTCCTGTTGGCTTGAAATAGTAAACACATTCTTTACATATTGCTATCCTATCTTCATAGACTTCATCAGGAACAAAAAACTTATTAATAGTTCCTCCTGTCATCTGGGTGTTTAAAACCAAACTGCATTACAAAACTGTTGTTTTTTATTGGATCATACATCTTCATTTAATTTCTTTTTAATTATTGTTCTTACTTTATCTATTGTTGTAAAAAGACTATTGCGGCTTATCTTAGTCTTGGCAGCTAGACTGTCTAATGTTTCTCCTGAATAGTATAACTTGAATAACTCTCTATCATACCAACTATCTAGCTTGTCTAACTCTTTATCTATCAACTCTAATTTCATTAGCTTATGATTGTCTACTTCTTCATTCGGAATGTTTGAAATATTTTTATAATGCAAAGTATTAGGAACATAATACTCATTAGCATCAGTTTTATTAGAACTATAAATAGCACTATCAATATGTGTATAATACTTTTCATACTTATAATAGAAGTTACTCCTTGTGCTTGTTAATGCCCTTCTTAATGCCACAGCACCATATCTTGTTATTCCATCTATTCCATCTTTTTCCCAAATTGAAGATAATGTTGAGGGATTCATTTGAAGGAAATAGAGCATCAACTCCTGCACCGCTTCATTTATTTTATTTTCATCTGTTGTTAATCCATAAGCCATTGTCCTAAACTTATCTGTCAGCTTAGATATTTCAATATAAATATCAGTCATTCTTTGGCTCTATTTTATCTAGCCTATCAATTACTTCTTGAAGCATCTGATCTAGCACCACTTTATAAGCTCTTACTACTGCTGAATTAGTTTTAGTTTCTATACCTGCAAAAAAACCATTAGTTGCAACAGATACATTTATAGGTATAATAGTTATCCAATCATAGAAGTTTCCATTTTCTCTTACTCCTTGACCATAGCCATTTGAGTATTCTATTATCACATCTATAACTTCTAGGTAGTTTCTGTATCTTGCTTGGGTTGTTACCTCTTGAACGAATTGCTTACACATCATAACATACACATCTACTATTGATTTGTGTTCTTCACTTGAATAGATTGGTTTGTGCATACGCCAAAGTTATGAAAAAAGTTACTCTATACCCTTTTCTTTTTTTAAGTTTTTAACAGCTTCTTTGTAATAAGTTATCTTTTCTTCATAATCAGCTCTAGTAAACTTCTGTATTTGTTTAGATTTGATTTGTAAATCTTCAGCAGTACCTTCTCCATATTTTGCATCTAATTCTTTGCCGAATTGATACTGTCTGCCCTGAGCAAAAAGATTATCTGCTACTGACTGGGCTTGTACATTAAGTTCTGACCATCTAGTTGATAGACATTTTCTTGACATAAAATGACCTGCATGAATATTTTTGTAGTGATAATACCTGCCCGAAGTGAAGCACTTGGTGAATCCTAATTCATCAGCATCTCTAAGTCTAATGTAAAGACTAAACCATTTGTCTAGTTCTTTTTTAAGTTTACTAATTGACTTCATATACTTTTAATCAAATTAGCCACTACTTTCCAATCCTCAACTGTGCTAGTATTTTTATTTTTATATAATTCTCTTAATGAATTTAGAGCTTCATCTGCTCTGTGCTTTTTTGTTTTATTAGTCTTTTTTAGATTGACAGGAAGTCTGTCTGTAAGATCCCACTCAATAACATTCCTACCAGTAATACTACATTTTTTTTCTCCTTTTTCATATATAACTCCTAAATCTCTCAGTTCTGTGAACCTAGAACTAACTCCAAATACTCCAAATGTAGTTTTGGCGTTTCTTATTGCTTCAGAAGAGGTGCAAGGTGCAGTAGATAATAATGCTTCATAAACCTCTAATCTTCTTTTGCTTAACAATCCCTCTTGTTTAATTTTCTTGTAGCAGTCTATTGATGTTTGTCTTGTATTCATAATGATAATAGTATTTCTTTACATAATTCATAAGGAATTTTACTTCTTTCATAATTATTTTTTAATCCCTGTGTTCCTGTTCTAGATCCTCTTGGAGCTGATTCGTGATGACATTTTTTATTGCCATTAAAACATTCTTGTTTAGGTTGCCAGCCATTTTTATTAAAAAGTGAGTAGATGTGATTGCTCCAGATGTCAGTTGGTTTAGCCCTTGTATCTCCATAACGACAATACCAAACAGTTGTTCTTGGTATTCCATTCATAAAAAACATTTTACGCATATAACCTCTTGGGTTTTCTATAAAATATTTACAATCAAATTCTTTAATTAATTTCAAAACATTTATTACTAGTCTATCACTTTTAGCAGCAAAATCAGTTTTTGGTTTCCCCATATCTCTATGGTGTCCAATAGCGGCTATTGAATATGTAGTGCAAGGCGGACTAGCCCATATAACATCAGGAATAAAAGGTATGTCATCTTTAGTTAAAAATTCAATATCTTTAACTAAGTCAATTCCCTTAAAATTATTTATATCAACTGAAAATACTTTATAGCCTAGTTCCTCAGCTACCTTGCCTATTGACCTACTGCCTGCAAATAGCTCTAACACTTTCATCTTAGCTCTCTTATTATCCACATTGCGATAGCTGATATTATTACCCACCCAATCATTTGAGTAGTTTTGGTTCAGGTCTGTAATGGGGTACTTGTTTAGGGTTTTCTCCGCTATCAACTTTTGCTCTTGCTTCCCATATTATATCTTTGTAACTTTTTAACCATCTAATATAAACTGGAATATTAAAGTGTATAAAATCGCCTTGTATATCTGATCTAATTCCTTCATAAAAAGCATTTTCAGCATCTTCAATGTAAAAATTTTTATAAATTCTTTTCAAGTCTTTTACTAAGTCCTTTGACATTATCATAATTGTATCTTCTTCAATATTGTTTTGTCCTAATCCAATATATGTTTTACTTACTAAATCCACAGAACTTGTTAATAGTTCTTCTTCAGTCATTGTTTTAATTGCTCTCATTTTTTAATTGTTTTAATAGTCTTGCTTTTACATTAATATTTTTTTGTAGGTGTTGCTGTATCTTGCTCATTGTTTGAGGTTTATTCCAAGCCTTATCATTTTTTTGCCATCTTGCTAATCTTCTTTTAATGTCAAAAGTGCTTTGCATTTCAAACTTCATCTTAGTGTTTGATTTGTTTGTTTCAGTCCAGTAATCTGTAAATGATTTTTTAATACTAATATCATAATCTAATAAAGAAACATCATTTAAAAATTTTTGCTCTCTTATATATATATTATTACTTGTATTATTAATACTTGTATTGTTATCTTTAACAATTTTGTTAATAGGCTCTTTAATATCTTTATTTATACCCCCCCCACACAATTGTAAATACCTCTTATCAATTTCTTTAGTACCATTTTTGTAAACAATATTTCTATTAATAAAGCCATTTTTTACTAAACTACTAATCCATCTACTTATTGTTACTGTTGACACTTCATAAAGATTTGCAAAGTATTTGTTACTTGCCCAACAGGTATTATCTTTTTGAGACAAAGCAGTAATCTCTGCATAAAGTAATTTAGCATTAGGTGTTAAGTCTTTACTATATCTTACCTCAGCAGGAATAACTGCATAGTAGTTTGGTTTGGTCATATAATTTCTAAGTTGTAATTGCAATCTGTCATGGCAAACTTACACTTTTCTAATTGATTGTAGAAGTCTTTATAAGAAACCTTAACATCATATTCGGCTCTGCCTGATGTAACCCTGATAATGGTATTGTATTTTTCGCTATTAGTTACCCCATTTTCTTTTAAATACTTTTCTAATTGTTTATTATATACAAAAGTCCTTTTAGAACCCTGCAAATTAGAGTAAGCATTATAAACCATGTTAAACATTTCACGGTATTTAGGAAAAGATCTATAATTAGATTCGTGCATTTTTTCATAGTGATATATAGAAGCCCTATCTCTTTTTAGCTCTTTTGCTATAACTGTTGGGTGTGTATCATCTACCATTCTAGCAACTACACTAGCCACTGATCTTGGTATCTGATATTCTTTTTTCCTGCTTTTGTAGGAAAGAGAACCCTTACGCAACCCTACTATATTTGTAGTAAGGTCGCATAAGATTTTGAAATTAATCTCATCTATCATCTTAAAATGGTGTGTCAGATGTTACAAACTCATCATTATCAGACTGTTGAGAAAAGTGATAGCCATCTATATTGTGATAGTATTTCCCTTTATATTCTCTTGAATAGATATTGCAAAGAATAACAACTGTCATGCCCACTTGGAGCTTGTTTAAGTTTTTGATCTTATCATCTCCAAAAGCACTTACAGCAGTCAAGTTGTTAAACTCATCTCCTGAATCTATTACAACTGTTTGCTTTTGCCATTCTTTTCCTGTTTTACTTGTGCCTGATTCTAGGTCAAGCACCTTTACTAATTTACCTTTAATTTCCATTTTTATTTATTATTGATTAATATTTCTTTTTAAAATCTTCACTTTCATCTTCTCCAAATACTCCAAGTTCATAAAAGCCAGTTAGCTTTAGCACCGCCCTAGACATAGCTCTTTTCTCTGCCATCTCCATAACATACCAAGTGTTGCAATTTCCATCTTTAAACCCACCTTTAAGAGCTGATCCAAATGTTTGTATAGATGCTTCACCTTTAATTGCATTAGCTTTTACTACACAAAAATCCCTTTCACAATTAATTACTTCATAGTCAATAGTGATATTTTCTATTGCCTGAATCTTGTCTATGCCTGATCTTGTGATAATAATATAATGTTGATGCTTGAACACATCATCTTTTGTTAATTTGTACTTCTCGTACTTTTCCTTAATTAGTTCTGTTCTCATGTTTTAATAGTTTAGTTAATAATTATGTTAAAAATATAAAATTTAATTTAATTCATTAATGATTTGTTGTAAATCTCCATCATTTAACTTTTCATGATATAGTTCGTGATAGGTTTTACTTTCATCTAATATTTCTTGACCTTTAATATAAGAGTACATATTAGCCACCATTTCAGGTTCCGTACAATCGGTAGTTACCTTTCCAAAATGTAGGGTTTCATAATCTACAATCTCACCTATAACTGCAAAAGCCCCTATTTTTTCTACCCATTTTTTAGCTTCATAAGTTCCAAGTATATAGTAATCCATATTAAATATATTATGGTGTATATCTGACCCTTCAGGATTTGTTCCTTTAAGGTTTTCTAAACCTTCTATTGCATAATCTTTTATCTCTTCTATCATTTCGTTTTTATGTATTTGGTTAGCTGTTTTTTAATATACTCTAAATGTTCTGTATCAATCCATTCTAAAAAGTTATAACTATCAAAACAGATCTGAAAGTCATTTCCATATTCATCTGTTCCTCTTAAATAAATTTCTTTTTCGTGTGCTTGGAATGTATTAATATCATTCATTCTTTTGTGTATCAATTCAGATTCTTTCATATCGTTGTTATTAATGCTTTATTATTTAGTTTATTATATTCCTCTCTATATATTGCTAGATTCTTATTTATAGCTTCATTGTATTCTTTTAGTGTTGGTCTATCTTTTCTAGTTTCACTAAAGACTATTTCTTCCCAATAGCTCCCTTTCTTTTCAATCTCATAATTATAACATTCATCAAGATTAAGTCCTGTCATTTCACAGTATTCATCAAGTGCTTTGTTAATCTGTTCTTCTGTTCCGAACATTCTAATACTTGGTTCTACTTTTTTCAAGTCTGAAAACCAACCATCAGGAGATAGTTTTTTAATTGTTTTATATACTCCATTGTTATAGAAGTAAAAGTCTTGACATATTAACTCCATACTGTATTGTCTTTAAAGTTATAGTATTCGGTTTTAAGTTTAACAAATAAGTCTATTACTTGTTCATCTAATGATCTTTCCAATAAGAATCTTTTGTGTTCAGGCTCTATGTTTTTTACTAATATAAATAAGACATCAGTAATTTTATTAAGCCATAATGGATTTTCTTCTATTACATCTAATATAGATACAATAGCTTCTTCTTTGTTTGTTGCTTCTTTCATTTTAAAATTTGAGTACATCTGTTTTTGGTATTGATTAATATGAGACAAAAATACAAACTATTTTTGAATTAGCCGACATATTAACAGCTTTACTTACAAAGTTATTAACAATTAAGTATTAAGAAGGGGATTAAAGGGAAATTACTAGAACTATTATAATAATTAGAAAGTAAAACAGAGTTAGCTTTGTAGAGTCGTTTAGCTGCATTATAAGGGCATTAAAAGATTAATTGGTAGTGTACCATTGTTTAGCACTACGGAGCAGCCTATGGCTTGTTTTTTAAAGTTCTTAGCGTAAGCAGCAGCATAAGTAGTACAATCTACACCGCAACCTACTTGCATTGCATAGATTTTATACTTTTTTCCTACAAACCATTTACAGTATGCTTCTGTGTGAGTATGTCCGCAAACGCTAGACATTAGGTTGTTCTTTGCTTTTGTTTGTGCTTGACCTCCCTCTCCATGCTCAAAAAGGACATCATCATATACTACTGACTCAACCCAGTTCCAGTTAGGAGTGCCTAATACTTCATTGTAAGATCTAATCCATGCTTTAGGAATGCCCCCAGTAAAAGCTTTCCTAGAAGCTAAGCGGTCATGATTACCAATGCAAACATCTGCAACAGGGAAAGCTTCATACCATTTAGCAACTTTTTTTATTGTCGTTTCTAATTCTAGACCTGCTGACATTCCATCAGGGTCAGGTTCGTGGTAACTAAAAGCGTGATTATCAAGTATATCGCCAATAAAGATGACTTGATTACAATTCCAAGTTTCGTATTGCTCTATACAAAACTCTAAATACCCTTCTAGGCAAAAGGGTTCATGCAAGTCGCCAACAACTAGGATGTTCCTAGTGTCAGCTTCTCGCATCTTTTTTAGTGCCGCTATCTCATGCGGCTTTAGTCTATATCTATTTGTTGGACTTTCCAAAATCAGCTAATGATTGTCCACCTAACATAGCGATTAAACTCCACCAGATTTTAGATACTGCATCTTCATCAACTCCAAGCCAAGTGGCTATCATTGGAACTAAAATTGAGCTAATACCTAACCATACTTTTTTTGAAGAAAGTAATTGTGTAACAATGTAATTTTTCATTTTATTTATTTTTGATTATTAAATTAATATTTTCTCCTCCCAAATTTATTATTTCTTTCATAAGCAAATCCATAGCCAAAGTTGAATTATGAACAATATCTTGTTGGCTACCCTGTCCTACTAGGATGCAACCCCTTGTATCTTTGGCTGTATTACCCCTATGAAATAATATGTGTGATCTGTCTTTTACATCTTTAACTAATAAATGTAAATAGTCTCTTGTTGCTGACTCTCTTGCAACCCTTAATCTTACTTTGTATTCTCCTACTGGGATGCATGATATACTTCTTTGGTTATCTCTATAAGGTAGCTCTAATGTATCACAGAATCTTTCCCCATTTACAAATAATTCTCCTATTGTACTTTCATCACTAAAAGTATCTCTGAGAATTAATAGGTTTATGTTGGAGGGTTTAGAGATAGTAGGCTTTATAGATTTTACATCCTTTAACTTCTTTAAGAAATTCTTTACGCATTTTAACATCACTTTCTTTTGCTTTGTTATACTTAGGGTTGTTGCTGTTTAGTTTGCGTTTCTTTGGCATTACCTTTGTTTTTTATGATACCACCACTTGTCAATAGTATAGACTATTGAAATAACTAATAGCAATATCTTTAGAGCTAGTTCTAAGTTAGTGAATGTTGTTACGCTTAGGATCACACTGTTTACTCCTAGCACTTCCCCTACCTCTTTTGTTATCTGCTTTAATGGCATCTTGTAAATATGTTTTAAGTTTGTTTATGTTCTTAGATTTTGTTTTATAATATTTCTTCATTAATCAGAAGCGTTTAAAAAGTTTCTTAATGTAAGTTTAGTACCTTGTTGATTAGGTCTTTCAAGGTTCATTCCGTTGTAGTAGGCATTTCTATCAGGATTTACATCTGCACCTGAATTAGTTGAATACTCAGGGAAGCTAGATGTGTTATTTGTAACATAGTCAATCATTCTTTCCGTATAATACTCAGCTGTATTTCTAACTTCTTCTCTTAAATGTTGAGCTTCTTCTGTGCTTAATGCCGTTCCTGTTTCTGAAGTCTTAGAATAAATATTCCCATTCTCAATCTTAAATCTTAAAAAAGGTACTGCATGATAAAACGCCCAGTTTGGTAGCATATCGCCTATATAGTCATCCACTAAGGTCTTGTATGCTTCATTACCAACATTGCCTATTGTGCCTGCTGTAATTAAGTCTTTTAATTTTTGTGTAAGATCAGTTCCCAACTTAGTTTCAACATACAACTTCTGTGCCTGCCTTACATAAGGAAGCAGCAAGTCAGTTGAAACATTTAAATTGATTGCAGTTGAATCCTTTAACTTCTGTTCTGATATGAAAAGTACATAGCTCATAATTATCTTGGGTTTAAATATCCGTGATTCTTCATTCTTCTTGGAGGTGTTGCTACTAATTTGTCATTCTTTTTAGCTGTAAAGCCCTCTGATTTTGCTTTAGTATATCCAATTAAATCAGCATCTTCTATCTTAGTTGTTCTTGACTCTCCTATTACTGTCTTAAAAATTCTTCTAGTCCAAAAATGGAAACATTGAGGACCTCCTTTGTAAAGCCAAATGGAATAAGTATCTGCTCCGTGAGGTCCAAATCCAGGATTGACTCTCTTCTTACTCATATTTAAAATATCCTCTTTTCTGTACATCTTTTTAGCTCCCATCATTTGTCTGCAAAATTCTCTCTTAGTTCCTGATTTGTTTACTAAAAAATTATCATTTTCATAAACATATCTCACTCTAAAATAGTCATAAGTCTTTTTAGAAA